TAGTTTATACGGACACGTCAAAGGTTTATCGAGAGAGATAAATACAATCAAAAATAATCATCTAAAACATATCCATCAAGACATAGATAAAATCCACGACAAGCTAGACCAACGATTCGATAATATTACAAATTGGATAATATATGGATTAGGTGCTGTTGCTTTGTTAGTGATTACTCAACTACTTTACATTTTATCAAAATAACAGTACAAGTAAAACTTGTATGAATCATAAAAGAATATTAGTTATTTCAGATTTACATATACCTTATCATCATCAAGACGCATTTAAATTTTTAAAAGCAATTAAAAAAGAATTTAAACCTGATAGGATTGTAAATATCGGAGATTGTTTAGACTTCCACGCAATATCTATGCACGACCATAATCCTGATTTGCCAAGTGCCGGTTCTGAATTAGCTTTATCAAAAGAATACATTAAAGAATTAGAATCTATATTTCCCCACGTTACAGAAGTTGATAGTAACCACTCTAGCTTAGTATTTAGACGAGCATTAAAATATGGATTGTCAAAAGAGTTTTTAAAAGACTATGGAGATTTCTTAGGTACTAAACATTGGAAGTGGGTAGAAGATTTAACTCTTACAATGTCTAATGGTCAAAGATGTTATTTCACTCACGGAAAAAGTGCAGATGTAATTAAGACTTCACAAGCTATGTCTATGAATACAGTTCAAGGCCACTATCATACTAAGTTTGTAATATCCTATTGGGCAAATCCGGATAATATTTTTTGGGCTATGAATGTAGGTTGCTTAATTAATCAGAAATCTATGGCATTTGATTATGCTAAGAACTTTAGAACTAGATTTATTGTAGGTTGTGGAATTATACTTAATGGCATACCAAGATTACTTCCAATGGTTTTAAACAATAAAGGTAGATGGATAGGTAAGATAGTATGAAGAAGAAATGCTGTGGAAAGTATGCTTTAAAAGGCGAGAGAGCAACGGAGAAAGCGATTAATAAGCAAGTGGGTGGTAGCCACTATAAAGCTTTTGCAATACAACCAATAGAATTTATAACAGCGAATAACCTTGATTTTATACAGGGCAATATTATAAAATACTGCCTGAGAGAAAAAAACGAAGAAAAACCTCACGAGAAATGGGATAAGATTATCCATTATTGTGAATTAGCAAAGGAATTAAAATAATGTGGTTCACACTAGGTAGATTAGCATTAAAAACAGGTGCAGAAGTTTATAAGAATAGAAAAAGAGCAAAGCTTTTAGAAAGTGAAGCAGAAGTAAAACATTTAGAACGAGTTGTTGCTGGAGAAGTAGAACATAAAAAAGTTATGATACAAGCACAGCAAAACGATTGGAAAGATGAATTTTGCTTAATATTAATTTCAATACCTTTACTGTTATTAGCTTGGTCTGTATTTAGTGACGACCCTAATATCCAACAAAAGGTAGATATATTCTTTGATAAGTTTTCTAACTTACCTACATTTTACCAAGCTTTAGTAGTTGGTTCATTTTCTACAATTTTAGGTGTTAGAGGTGTATCAGCTTTCAAAAAAAAGTAATTTAACTTAATCTCAAATACCTATATTGTAAGGTATGAAGTACGAAACAGATTACGTGATTACAGAACTTACAATAGATTTATTAACTGATAATAATAATATTGGTAAAGCTTCATTTATATTTATAGATATGACTCCACACTTTCCAAAAGTACAAAGTTATTTAGATAGAATTGATGAGAGGGAAGATGCTTATGTTAATCATTATAGCATAAGCACCATTGAAATAGATGAAACAACTGACATAAGCCAATTAGAAGTTGTTAAGCACTAAAGATAAGCAAGTACATATAAAACCCCATAGCAACTGCCACAGTAAGATAAGCTAGGGTCTTGGCTATAACACTACCCCATTTAATTTTATCTTCCTTAAACTTCTGATAGTTACCTGAGTTGTCTAAGTATAGTTTTGTCATTTTCTCTCCTTAGCTACAAACGATAGTTCTCTTTTTAACTCACTTTGTAATAAAGAGATTTCTGTTTGTTTATTGTTGTAGTTGGTTTTAGATTGTAAGTAAAAAGTTTCTGCTTCTACTAAGCATAGCTTTTTGGCCACATAATCCTCATCAACCATTATTAAAGCTTCGATTTCCTTTTGGGTCATCTTTTCGCCTTTTTGCTTATATCCTAAATAGAGTTCTGCGTTTTTTTGTTTAAGGTCTGTTTCCCTTTTTAACAATGCAGAATACCAAAAGTTATATAAGTCTGAGAACTTTCTTAGGTCTTTCATTAGTGCTGGTGTATCTACTTTTAGATAATCTTCTTGTGACATATTTCTCCTTATGGGTAGTCGTAGAGGTCTTGGATAAGTTCTTTGTTATCCTTAACCTCATCAGTTAGCTTTTTATTTTCTTCTTCAAGTCTATCTAGTCTTAAACGAAGTTTTCCATTGATATTTTTATGTGCCTTATCAATAGACCTAAACCTATCGTTATCATTTATTAATGAGTCGATATGGTCTTTAAGCATTTTATTATTTTTCTCTAATGCTCTAACTTGTATCTCTAGGTCTTGTATTTTCATTTCCAAATCATTCATACCTCTAAACTCCTTAGTTAGTTGCATTAAAATGGAATCTCATCATCTAAGTCAGACAACTGTGCAGTAGTTGCGTGGTCAGGTGCAGATGGTTGTGCCTGAGTCATTGGTTGTTCAGTATATTTTGGAACTGAATCTCCAATAGGTTTTAACCCATCAATATTTTCATTTCTTTTTGGTGGATTTTTTAATGCACTAAAATAAAATACAAGTTTTCTTCTATTACCATTATCATATTTAGTTGGAGTATCCTCATAATCATAAGTAGCAATTTTTAAATTAGCACCTTTTTTTATCATAGCCATTATATGTGGGGATTCTATCCATTGTTGAAATTGATAAGGGCTATACTGTCTTTTCGCTGTACTATCCCACATTTGTACTTTAGACATACTTTTATAATTCCACCCATTAGCTTTTGCATTAGGATTGTTTAATAATGTGACTTCTAACTTGTGTGTTTCAAAATCATCTTTTCCATATTTTTTATACATTTTTTTTCCTTTTGGTTTGCGTTTGTTGTTTTTTCCACTCTTTGGTTTCAGATAAACAAGCTGTTTCAAACTTATCAAGATATTTACACATTTTAAATGTTTTTAAGTATCTTTGTTTATCTTTGTACATTCTAATTGATATGTCTTTTAATTTATCTTTTGGAATATTTATAATTCCATAAAAATCAATTTTAATATCAGTAGAATCTTCTATTAGCTTTTTATATGTTGCTAATTGAATTGGTTGATCGGGGTAAAAGTCTTTAGATGTCTTAAAATCTAATAGAATTGTTTGCCCTTTTTTATTTTTTATTATTGCATCAAAAGTACCACATACATCTAAATCTGCTGAATAACAGGTTTGTTCTGTTGCCAAAACTTTATAACCTCTTTTATCCCACCATTTAGTAAATTTAGAATACATAGTTTTTAAAGGTTCTGTTTCAGGAGTAACTACTTTAACACCCATAATATAATCCTCACAGATAGAGTGCATCATAGAACCTGTTTTAGCATCTTTAATTTCTAACTTGTCAGATTTTTCTTTTAAAGATTCTATAAAGTTTTCTATATAATCTATTGGTTTACCCTCATCTTTAAGTTTCCATTCTAAAGCTTTATAAGGTAATCCTTTAGCCCAATTTATTAAAGCATTTTTACCAAATCTAGCACCAATTAAAGTAGTAACACCTTTTTTTACTTCTCCATTAACAATATATCTATATCTTCTATCGTTAGGTCTAAACTCAATTTGATTTTTGTGTTTATCTTCTGTTTTTGTTATATGTGGTTTAGTCATTTGTTTTTCCATTCATATATATTTGTTTGTGCAAAGCATCAAGTGGTCTAAAGAAGTAAGACCAATCGGTGTTAGTAGCTTCACAGAATACTTTTAGTTTAGATAAAGGTATTGCGTTAGTAGATTTTTCGTACTTTTGAATCTGCTGGAAAGTTACCTTTAAAAGTTTAGCTACTTTAGTTTGAGTATATCCCATCTCAATTCTTCTTTGTCTTAATCTAATTCCTATATACTCATAGAACTTAGACTCCTGTTCTTTTTGGCTAGCACCATTCATAGTAGCTAGACAATTTCTTAATCGTTGTTTGATTAAGCTTATGTTCCTAACTTGTGAGTCTGTTATCATTTTTTCTCCTTGTTAATTTATTACACTATGGCCACGATTATGTAAGCATTGTCTATAATAAGCTTGGTATCTAGTTTCCATTTTTGGGCTAAATATCCAATAAGTTACATTAGACATTTTCGTTGTATTGTTTTTTGCGAATTGTGAACATAACAATTTATCATTAGTTATTTCTTCTGCTCTTGACTCATTGTAAGTTCCTGAACGACCTCTTGTATCTACTAAAGGTTCGTACTTAGCACACCCTTGAAGTAGAGCGATAGATAGCCCTATTAACATTATCATTTTTTTTCTCATTTTATCCCCTAAGTTACTTATGCAGTAGTATGATATTTTAAATTATGAATCTTCCAAGCTTTCATTCTTTTTTTCTCTTTAAGAAGTACAGCTTTTCTTTCAAGTTCTCTTTGTTTCTCAAAGTCCTTGAAATAAGATTTCTCTAATTTAACCAATCTTTTCTCCATTAGATTTACCTTGTTGCTTGTTAATATGATCTGATTTTTCTTTCAGATATTCTTGAACGTGAGTACCCATTGTATTCACGTTAGAATCTTCTTTACCAATATCAAAAAAGAAAGTTTCTTTGGTATTAAATACTCTACCAAACTTTTTAGATAACTCTTTTGATACTGATGAATCTTTAGGTATTTTCATTATGCTCTCCCCTCTAATAAACTTAATTTATATCTATTTTCAACTTTAAAAAAATGTTTTGCAATTCTATTTTGTGCTTCAATCACTTCCTTAAAATTAGTATCTAAAGGTTCAAAAGAACCTATACATTTATAACCTCTACCTTTACCTCTTCCTTTATATTGAAAATGACCTACACCAATATGTTTTTGAAATACTGTACTATTATCTTGTCCTTTAATAGTTTTTATAAATCTTTTACAAATTGGGCATTTTGATATTGTGTTTTCTTTTATCATCTTATCTCCCTGTTTTATGTTTGTGTTTATATTTAACATACGAATAAAGTACCATTTCTAGGTTGTAAGTCAATACAACAAAAACCCTAATAAAATAGCCATTTTTTATAATAATAACACCTAACACTATAAAAAACTTGCAAACAAAAAACAAATCAGTATAAATTCGAATCAGGGTGATTGAGAAAGTTTTGTATATATATCCTTTTGTGGTATGAATCGTTAAACATACATTTTTTCTCAATATGTTATGAACATAGTGGGCTAGTTTTAATCTCCCCTGATTTAG